AGTAGCATTCAAACTACCTGCACTATCTGGTGATTCAACACGTACTGGATCATGGTAGTGAATACCTGCAGCAGCAATCGTATCAACGTACTCTTTTGTTGCAAGTTGGCAAGCCTGGGTAGGATTACCTGTTACACATACTGATCCAAAACAAACGTTGTCTGATGTACCAACAGACTGTCCAATAGAAATGTTACCAGTTGTGTAAGTAACACCTGTACCACCTGTTAGGTGACTATCAACTCTAGCTGTTGTGAAGTACTGATTTGTACCTTCTGCTAGATCATCTGTGTCATGATTAGAAAGAGAGGAGACAGTACCAGTTACATCACCTGTCAGGTTACCTGTAAAAGTACCATATAGGTTTGTAGCACAAACACTTGATACGTTGTAGATACACTCAGAGTCACCATCTAGAGGGCCACCTAGCTGTGGTGTAGTATCTTCTGCAATTTGAGTAAGAGCATCACCAAGTGTAAATGCTGCAGAAGACCAGATAGATCCTGTGTAAACTTTAAGAGCATTATCTGTAGTATTCCAGTATAATGCACCAGTTAATAGAGCATCACCATCGTTGTCTACTGATGGGTCTGATGATTTATTGCCAAGGTATCTGTCGTCAAAGCTATCATAAGATGCAGCAGCATTTGTTTCTGAGGTTGCAGCAGCAGTAGCTGAGTTACTTGCATTAGTCTCTGAAGTAGCTGAAGCAGTTTGACTTGCTAGTGCACATGCAGCAGAAGTACAGGCTGCAGTAGCTGATTGTAAGATACCATCTACATAACACTTATTTGTGAGGTCACATGCATTGGCAGGTGTGTAGCAAGAAATAATAGGACAAGTAGTTTCTACATTTCCTGTGAATGTACCACCTGACAAAGGCATTGCTGTGGCAACACAAGTGTCTGTGTAGTTTTTAGTACTTGCATCTTGAGCAGCAGTTGGATCACCTAGACCTGTAATCTTAGATGTACCCATTGCAATGGCACCAGACATTGTGCCACCAGTCAAGCTCAGTTTAAGAGCATCCTGAGTATCTACGTAACCCTTACGAGTCAATGTATCATCTGTAGCAGGTGTGGCTGTAGATGTGGCTTTATTAGCACCAAGGGTAATATCCCCTGACATAGTGCCACCTGCACATGCTAGTTTTGTACCTAAACAAGTTGTAAGAGATGTGTAGAAGTCTGCATCATTGTTGATAGCATCAGCTAGTTCACTCAGAGTATCAAGAGCACCAGGAGCACCACCAATCAGGTTACTGATTTGTTGGTCCACATAACACTTAGTGCTTGCATCTCCATCAAGGGTTGGTGTTCCAAGAGAGGTAATCTTAGCAGAACCCATATCAAGTCCTGCAGTACCTGTCATGTTAATATCACAGAAAGAAGAGGTACCTGTTGATGTTACATCACCAGTTAAGTCACCTGTTACGTTTCCTGTAACATTACCTGTGACATTACCAGTCAGATCACCAGTAACATCTCCTGTCACATTTCCTGTAACGTTACCTGTTAGATTTCCTGTGACATCTCCTGTAACGTCACCAGTGATATTACCTGTGACGTTGCCAGTTACGTTACCTGCTACATTACCTGTGATGTCACCCACAAAGCAGGTATTGGCTGTAACTGTTGTACCTGTTATAGCACCTGGTGTAGCACCACCAATAGTAGTACCATCAACAGTACCCCCATTGATATCGACTGTAGCAAAAGTACCCTGTCCTGTCGTACTAAGTGTAGTAAAGCTACCTGCAACAGGAGTAGTGGCACCAATAACAGTATTGTCAATATTACCTGCATTAATATCTACTGTACTAAGAGTTGATGTTCCTGTGGCTTTTAGGTTAGGTGCACAGACTGTATCAGAGAAAGTAGAAACACCTGTTACTCCAAGAGTACCAGATAAGGTTGTATTACCTGTTACACCAAGTGTACCACCAACAGTTGCGTTACTAGATGCATCCATTGTGGTAAAGTCAGCAGCAGCAGGAGTCGTAGCACCAATAGTAGTACCATCAATAGTACCACCATTAATGTCTGCTGTGTCAGCTACAAGGCTGTCAATGTTTGCTGTACCATCAATGTATAGGTCTTGCCACTCTGAAGTAGAAGAACCTAGGTCATATGTGCCATCTGCAGAAGGGATAAGATCTGAGGCAACATCAGCATTTACTGTAACAGTATCACTATCGTCACTACCAAGAGTAGTATTCCCATTAACGGTAAGGTTACCCGTAATAGTAGCATTTTCATGCACCGCAAGAGTGTCAATATAACCCACACCATCAATGTAAAGATCTTTAAACTCAGCACTCGCAGAACCCAGATCAATATCTTCATCAGTGACAGGAACAATAGCTCCATCTTGTATCCTTATCTGTTCTACTGCAGCACTGCCAACATTTGTAAAGAAGTTGATCCTGTTATTGGCAGTATCAATTACTACTTTAGTAAAGTTGTTTGTGTCTGAGATCGTTGGGATATAAGCACCTTCAGCAGAAGATCCATCGTGCTTGTGTCCTGTTGCCTCATTAAAGGCTGCTAGTATCTGCTGAAATTCGTTGTTGACTGGTTCAGCTTTGATAACCTGACCAGAAACAATATCCGCAGCACTCTGTCTTGTATAACCTGCCATTTAAAGTCTATCCCCCACTCCAAACGTCACAACAATACCTTGGATACTGTGTGAAGCATTAGTGTCATTTGTAACGTATCTAAAAGATACTGATTTTCCTGAACCTGAAACATTTACCCTTTGAACTGGTGATGGGTTACCACTCCAAATTGTAGCACTGTCATTATAAATTGCTTCGTTGTAATAAGCTGCCGCACCCTCAGTACTTAGTGTAAAGTTAGTGGGGTTTAAAATAGTGTTGTCATCATAATCATAAATAACTGACATAATGATTTCACTGTCACCCTCTGATCTGAGGTACGTAGCTACAGTGTGTATAATCTTACGTTGCTCTGGGTCTTGCATATGAAGAAAAGGAGTTTGGTATAAGCTTACAATGCTATCCCCACCAAAACTATTTCCTGATTCTTGTCTGTATACTTTCCCTGTAGTATCACCATGAATCACATATTCTTCTTTATCAATATATCCACTATCTGCACAGGTAGCTTCAATACCAATCATCTGACCAAACTCAAAACCAATACCACCTTGTTGACCTAGACGTAAACCACCAAGAAGTGCATTTCCGTCTTCTACGTTGTAGAACAACCTAAACTGAGATTTTTTTCTAATGATAACAGAGGATACTGCATCAAGGTCATTAGTCAAAACAACGTCAGACATAAAAGACTGAATATTTTTAGTTAATGTTTCAAGTTGAACGTCACCAATCTTGTCTGTACCTGAGATAGGTCTTAAACCATCCTGTGATAAAAAGATTAGGTCACCACCAATTTCAATAACACTATCTGTAGCTAGACAACCAAGGTCATCTGTTACGTGTTGTACCTGCCAGTCTGAAATATTGTTACCAACAAGCCTTTTAATATTGTTAGTACCAAATATAAATAGTGAATCACGAAATGGTTTGATTGCTACAATAGGGAATCCTACGTTGATAACTCCTGCACCATCTGCAGGTGACCACTTAGTTTCATCATTGGGTGCACTAAAGTATAGATTTTGATCCTCTGCAGGATCTCCTGCCAACCACATATGGTTCTTAAAGACTGCAGCAAACTTAGGATCTGTAGGAGCCTCAGTAGCTGTTATCTGTGTGTAAGTTGTACCATCGTAGGTAGCAGCAGGGTTTACACCATCTGTCAGAATAACCTTTGGAGTACCCCAGTTGAACTTTGTAAACCTTACTTTTATCACACCTGTCATTGTAGGTGAGCCAGAAGTAGTTACTGCAACCCAAGCCTCTGTAGCATTGTCCCAGTAATAAAGATAGTTGCTACCACTGTTGGGTTCACGAGCAGCTAGGATACCATCGTTGATACCATTTACGACTGCTACCCCTAAGACCTTCTTTGCACTGTTACCTGGAACTACACCATAATCGTTGCTGTAACCACTTACACGTCTGTAACCACCTTCAATAGCAGGTTCGTAGTTCAACAAAGATATAGCAGATCCGGGCTGTAGCTCACCTTGTGACAGAACATCTCTGTTTAGGTTTAAGCCACCCTGTGCAAATACTTTAAAAGAGCCTAAGTTGTCTGCCATTAGCTTACTCTACTCAAACCTACATTAGCTCTTTCAACTACTGTTGATCTTATTCTTAGAGGTTCATCTACAAGTATTCTTCTCATAGATTTAATACCTTCTTGGAAAACACCTTGATGTACTGCAGCACTCTGCTCATTAGATCTAAACCGCATCATGTACATCATAGCACCATCAATAATTACGTGTTTAAATCTGTCAGGAATAACTGTTACATCATCGTAAGTAACTAGGTCTGAAGGAAATGACCAGTAAATATACTCAACCTCGTATGCTGCATCAGGAATAGGTGTTACTCCAAACTTCTCTTCGTTTGTTTGATAGACAAGAGTAGGAGCAGAGATACCTGTTTGATCTCCTGTGTCATCTCCTTGACGATACTTTTGGACGTACTCATCATAAGAAATAACTTTCATAGCTGTAGGAATATTAGTCCCACCTGAAAGCTGTTTAATATAGAAAGTTTGCCAGTCTGCTCTAGAAAAGTCAGAGGGAAAGTCGTACTCTCTTGTACCTGCAGTTAATGTCTGAGTGTACGTAGTCTTAAGAAAAGGCCACTCTTGGCCTGTCTGTAAGATATTTCTAATGGAGTTATTTACAGCTTGTTTAGCTAGTGCTTGTACGTTACGTACATCATCAAACCCACTACCTGCAGTAGAAAGGGTAACCTCATTAAGTCTAGTGAGTAGTTCATTAACAAGTGTAACGTAGGTTGCCATCTTACATCTTTCTTGGTTCTATCTCTGTCTTACGGTGTGCACGTTTAACATCATCAAAAGTTTTTACTACGTGGCACTCAATGTGAGTATATCCGTTATCAAGAGCAAACTTGTATCTGTTGTTTCCTATCAGACATCTGTACTTCTCTTCTATGTTCTCTGGTACAGGTCTACGTTCAAAACGTCTTATGTCTGTTTGTTTAAAGTCTTTGTCTAAGCAAACCAAGATAGGATGTATCATCCCTTTTGTTTCTAGACTTTTCTTTAGTGTAGCATCAAAGGCAGGATCGTGTCTGTTATCACTAACTGAGTTTATATTATCTAGAGGAAGGATAACTGTCTCAAACAGTTTTTGGGAGCACTTTAAAATTCGTTTCAAATCTTTTTATCTCTACGTCTAGGACTTCAAAGTATTTCTTGAAGAGGTCTATCCACCATTCCCCAGTCTCTACAATCTTGTGTGCGTTACTACCATCTGAAAGAATAGTAATAGCTTCTTTTGTAGAAATATTAAAGAACCCACCCTTCTTCACCAAAATCTGTAAGTGTTTCATTACGTTATCTAGGTAGTCTGGTTCAACGTGCTCCATTACGTCACAACAAACTACAAAGTCAACAGGGTGGGGTGGATGGTCTTTACCTCTGATTCCAGGGTCATACTCATAAACAAAGTAGTCTGGTTTCTTTTTGTTCATATAGACTTTGAATTTACCATTAGCACATCCATAGTCCAAAATACTTTTAACATCTAAGCTCTTCAAAAAACCTTCGTATCTAGGAAGCTTGTCTATACTGTGTCCACCTCCCCACTGTTTCTTAGTGAGGTCATGTGTTTCAGCTAGGACTATTTTGTATTCAGAAGAAACTAGATTCATGTGAGTAAGAGGGCCACTCTCATGGCCCCCTCCTTTATTTTACTATGCCAAGTTGTACTTAGCTGTGACCAATGCTTCTGGTCTTAGGATTTTTCTGCCGTACAAGTGCATACCACGCACGATGTCAGCAAAAGAATCTGGGTCACGGTATGTTTCAGTCTTGTTGATCTGCTCTGCAGTAGCAACGGCTGAATCATGACCTGCAACGATAACACCGTAGTTAGTGTTTTGGTTAGCTGTACCTGTTGTAGCAGCACCAGTACCAACAGAAGGTAGGTTTGAAGAAGAGTAAACTCTGAAACCATTCCAGTTGTTGATGACTAGACCGTTACGTAGGCCACCTGAAGCACCCCACTCAGATTGTAGGAAACGTGAATCTTCGTCCATCAAGATTTCCATCATGACAGGATCGATTACGATCCAACGACCATCTTTGTCAACTTGTTGTTGATCAAGTAGACGACCCATACGAGCAACCAACATTGTTGGTGAAACGTATGCTGTTGGTAGTGCAGTTGCACCTGGCAAACGTGCTGCAACAGGGATCGAATGGTCATCAGCACCTGAAGTAGTGATGTTACCAAAGTCACCTTTGTTTAGCTTGTTTGCTGAAAGCAATTCGTCAGAACCTGCTGTCGAGTTTGCTTTTGTGCCGTTAACTGTTGTGTTAACAGTGTCAGCATTGCTGTGCAATGAAGACTGTGAATAACCTGACAAGTAACCTAGAACTTCTTGGTCATGCTGATCAGCAAGACGATAAGCTGCACGGTTGGTAGCAAGGTTCATAAAATCGATGTGGCTATGTGCCTCTTCGATATCGTCCATCTTGAAAGCAAAATAGTTAGCTTTATCAATGACTAACGAGAAATCGTCATCACTAAGATCTTGCGCTGCGATGGTGGTGCCACGAGTGTATGCAGAGACTGAAATCTCAGGCTCCTTCATAATTTTCACTGTATCACCTTGGTTTGCGATCTCCCCGAAATATTCGGAGTTCGTGATGTCACCTACAACTGTGCTCTTCCTGAACGCAAGCTGCACTTTTTTCGAGTAGATGACTGGGGAAAAGTTCCCATTTGGCAGGTTGGTATAACCTGAAGCGGATGCAAAAGCCATAGTTAAATCCTCCATGATATTTGGCTTTAAGAGAAAGCTAAACACCTTTAAAGAGGCTGTTACTTTTCTAGGGTGCAGAAAGGCAATCAGTTGCGCAACCGAGTACCTACTGGGCCTATACTTGAACAGGTGGTTCTTTGTAGTTTAGACTTTTATGAAAAAGTATCTATAGAGGTAGTCCCTAAGGGAGGCTCTATATTAGATACGTGTAGTTATATTGAACACTTCTTAAGTGTCAATAGTTTATCTGGCTGCACCAGACATGTCGTAGACAAATTTACCAGAAGCCATAGCTGCTTGAATTTCGTCTTGACGAGCCTCAAACTCCTTAGCTGACATCTTGGCTACATCAGACTCTTTGATCTGGCCTGATACACCCTTTGCATCAATAGAAGTACGAGTTCCTTTGGTAACAGTAGATGCTGCAGCTTTACGAGTATTTCTTTTAGCTGCAGGGGTCATACCGTTATCAACTTTGTAAAGATCAATCACACGAATAACAGATGCAGGATCATCCATGTTTTCGTACAGAGCATCCTTAACCCATTTAGGTTGTGCTTCTGCCCAATCATGGAATTCTTCTGATTGTCTTAATTCATCAAAGTCATCGTGAGACTTACGAATAACATTTTCTGCTTTCATTCGTAGTGCTTCATTATGAGCTTCATCTAATTCTTTTAGACGTTCTTCTGCTTTACTGAACATCTCTTTTGCTTTCTTAGAAGCAATCTTTTCAACAATACCTGCTACATCTGGGTATTGTTTTGCCCAAGCCTCAATGTCTTCATCAGACTTAGGGGCAACTACTGCATCAGTAGCTTTACGTTTCTCAAGAGATTCAAGACGGTCATTCCATTCTTTCTCTTTCTCTTGCATATGTCTACGTAAGTCACCATAACGTTTCTTGAAAGACTTTTCTTCAGCACTCAAGCTTGAGTCATCTTCTTGTGTTTCGACTTCCGTGGTATCTTCTTTTTCTTGTTCTGTATTACTTGTGGCTTGTACCTTGGTGTCCTCAGTATCCGTGCCACTGGGTTCACTTTTCTCAACATACTCTTCACCACGAGCTTCAGCTTCTAGACGAGCAATCTCTGCCTCTTCTTCTTCCATACGTTTTTTACGTTGTACATGGTTAAACCCACGATCTACAAATCCTGCATTCTTAGGGGTTGCTTTAACTGCTACATTCATATCATTTTCCTTATGTTGGGGCCAGGGTTGATTCCCTGGGTAGCCTTATAGTTATATTGGATTATTTCTTTTTCTTGTTGGACATTAAGCCACCTTCGGCAGCAGCATCTCTCCAGTCAGGGTTTGATGCACTGCCAAAGAATCCACCAGACCAACCTGAAGCTTCTTGAATAGCTTTAGTTGCAGCTTTACTTGCCTCTGATTGTGCTTTAATTGCATCAGACCATGCTTTAGGATCATCAGTACTTGTAGACTGTACTGCTTGAGTTGCTGATACCCAATCATCAGTAGCAGATTTAGCTGCTGCAGTCTTTTCTGCTTGTGTCTTAGGAGTAGAAGACGTAGTTCTCCCCATAGCCTCTTCCGCTGCTGTTTGATTATCAGCAGCACTAGTATCTTGGATTGATGGTATAACGGCAGTTTGATCTCTACGTGCTCCACCAAATGAATCTTTTAATCCTGGCCCTTGCACACCTGCTTTACCATCAAAGCCTAGTAAGTCACCTAACCAAGTATCTCCAAAGTCTTTACCTTTTTTGTTAGTAGTGCCTAGCTTTTCGTTTTGGTCTGATCTATCAATTAAATTGTCAAAGAGGCTCTTCTCACCACCAAAGATACTTCCTTTACGTTTATCTTCGTATTCTTTGTCAGATATAAGTTTTCTATCTCTAGCAACTTCTAACATGTTGTTATAGTTGGCAGCTAGTTGAGATCCAACTAAGGCACCTACTGGAAGACCCATTGTGTAGGCTAGGGTTGAACCTGTTCGACCAACAATATTCATTCCCTCTAGAGCAACTTTAAGTTCGTCGTTTGTCATGTCAGCAACGTTCTTAGGTGGTGTTGTGCCAGTTTTAGTAGTAAATTGTCTGTAGTCTGTTTTGTCGTTAGAGCTACCTGTTGTATCAGTAGTCTCATCACTTGTTGTAGTAGTATCGTCTGTTTCAACACTTGGTCCTTGCTCTAACAAGGCAGCATCTTTTTGTTCTTTGGTCAACCAACCTTCTTCAATCTTATCAAGGTATAGTTGGTAATCTCTCATCATAACAAAGGATAAAACTTGGTTATCTTTAAAGAGTTCAACTACCTGCCCTTCTTGGAATGGTGTATCTCTTACATCATCTCCAAAGCCAGTTGGTAGGCTGCCATCATTTGTATAAGGGCCAAAGAGTGAGAATCCTAAACCACCACCAGTAAGAGGTTTTGATTGAACAGCAGAAAGATCTCCACCGTCATCAAACCCAAGAACAGTACCACCTTTGTTCATCATCTGTGGTTGTTGTATTGAAGTATTTCCTACAGCTTGGGGAGGTGGTTGCATGTTAGGATTAACAGAAGGAACCATACCACCTGTATTCATCTCCATAGCAAGTTCTCTTAGTGCAGACATCTCTTGATCTGTGATGGGTGCTTCATTAGCCTGTGGCCCACCTTCAGGTACAGGCTCCCCACCGATACGTCCATTAGATTCCATTTCTGCTAGACCACGTTTAGCTTCCATACGTAAGTCCTCAAAGAACTTTACACCGTAGAATCGAACAACGTCAGCAGGAACAACGTATTCACCTTCAGATAGTTGTGCAGGAATGTCATCTCTTACTTCTTCAGCTAAGGAGCCATTAGGTATTTCGTTACCTGACACTGGGTCTACTTCTAACCCATCGTCCGTCAGGCCACCGTCATTCATAAATGCCATTTCCATTTGTCTTTGCATGACTGCACCACCTTCGTTAAATGTTCTTACTCGAGAGTAGACTGGATGTTCTTTACCACGAACAGAGATAGTACCTACTTGTGGCCCAAGCTCTATTTCACCAACAACAGTTGGTCTAAGTCTTGGCTCTGTCTTAGAGTTAGGATACTTCTTTAGATTAACACCTTTAGAAAAGTCTGTTTCAATCGTGTAATAATGCTTACCTTTATTTTCAACAGAGATAAGGGTTGCAATGTCTTCCATGCCCTCAGGAGCATTTGTCCACTTCCAACCTGCTTTCTTTTTAAACAGGTTTGTTTTGATCTGTGTCTTACCTTTACCAGTAGATCCCACTGATTCAACATCATCATTAGAAACTTTGAATGATGGTTTACCGTCAGGAGATATCTTGAGAGTAGCAGCAGAAACATTTCTACCTGAGATAACTTCACCTGTGGCAGGGTTTAGATAGTCACCACCTTTTGGTCTAGCATCCTCAGGAAACATTCTTTCTGGTTTTGGAAACACAGAAATCATTTCTTGATCATATTTGGCAGGTCTTGGTGTAGTTGGAATTTGACCGTACTTATAAGAACCACCGTCAGGCATGTTAAACTCAATATCAGTAGGATCCATTTTTTTAGTAATTCTAGGGTTGTTAATCTTAACACCAGACTCTGCTAATTTTTGTTTTAACTGTTTATTTGTTAAGTATCCTTTAGCCCAGTCATCAACAGTATCTTCTAGTTTTACAATATCATCGTAGTCGTATACGTCACCATCTACAGTTTTAATTATGTCAGATACTTTATCTGCACCTTTACGTATAAGTGTTCTTGCTACCCCTTTTACAGGGCCAAGACCCAATAAGTCAGGTGCTACAGACATAGCTATATTAGATAAACTAGGGTCTTCTACGATATCTCCAACAGTTCCTACTGGGGAGGCTTCAAGACCTAGCTCTGCCATTTGGACACTCGTTGGCCTTTCTTTTCTGTAGTCACCTGTCAGTGGGCTAGTAATAAAGTCTAAAGCTTTAGAGGCAAAACCACCTTCGTCAAACCCTGAAGTTAATCTATTGTTTCCCTGCATTGGATTATAGGCTTGGTTTTCAAAAGCATTAAAGTCAAACTGTTTAGCTTGCTCATCTATAAACTTGTTAAAGTCTGGATTAACTTTTGCTAGTTCTTTGGTAAAATTGTAATCAATATTGTCGTACTGTATTCTTCTTATCCCAAGGATATGAGACTTATCAAAAGCTTTCATGCTTATAGCAGCATCTTGACCTTGCTCACCACCTAGAACACCTATGAAGTTACTACCAGGTTTGTTGACATCAAGACGATCTCCTGCATAGAAAGTTGCATGGTCACCAAGGCCGTTTCGTTTACCTCTTGTTGGGTCTAGTGTTAATCTTCCATTGGGTAGTTTTGGAAAATCAAAGATAACGATGTCACCTTCTTGAATGTCTTCTATATCAACAGGAGTACCATACTTCATGTAAGCATTAGCTCTTGTTCTATTGTACTCATTCCCTTTATCATCTAAAGGATCAGCACCAATGCTGTCTAACATGTCAGAAATAAAGGTTGTACAGTAGTAGAATGCGTCTAGGTCACCATTAAACTCTTTACCTAGAACTCTTGAGGCCATACCTTCAATAGCTTTACGACCTTCAGGAGTAGCCTTGCTAATTTTTACTTTAAAGTCTTCGTCTGCGTCACCTATCAAACCCTTGTCTATAGCTTTTTGAACAGGGCTTTGAGGTGTAACAGGTGGAGGGTTGTCTACGTAGTCTTCAGCTTTATCCAAAATTTCTTCAGTAAGACCAGTCTTCATAACCTCTGTAGGGGAAGTAGGGTTTGCTTCTGGTTCAAGCATTCTTTCTGTTTCACCTGAAACAGCAAACCCCTCTGGTCTTAACATAGGTTTTGGTGATCTGTCTCTTCTAGCCATTCACTTGATCCCTTAACGTCTTCAATCTACGTAGGGCATGAGCTTGCCCCTGTAAACGATACAGTACTTCTGGTGTGGCTGCTTGTTCCATTTGAACATGCACTTGTGTAATTCGAGCATCTAGTTCTTCAACAAATGATACCCAAATGTCTTTATTATTTACGAGTAGTTTTAAGCTCATGCTTGGGCTTGTCCTGTGTTACCTGAGAAACCCTGCTCCCCTGGTTGAGGTGCTGTTCCTGTACCCATGTTTCCACCACCAGAACCTTGGGTGTCTTGGACTTGAACACCTGCAGGTGCTCCCTGCTGTGGATTAGGTGGAGCTTTAACACCTTGTTGCGGTGCATTAGGGTCTACTTCAGGTGGGTTCTCTGCTTGGAATTTCTTTAGGATTTCAGCTTGTACTGCTGCATCCGACAAAGAGTTTGTAAGTTTATCAGGATCAAGATCCATAGACTTAGCAATCTCTCTGATAATATAATCCATTTTAGCAAAGGGTGCAAGTACAGGATTCTGTACCACACCAAGAAATTGCATCAAGCGTTGGCTACGTACTTCATTAGCCATTAAGGATTCAGTACCTTCAGCTTTAACTTCTAGATCACCCTTAATCTCAGGATCGTAGTCAAACTGCATGTTAAAGCTAAAGAATGCTTTGGCTAGTGGACCTAGTAGATAATCGTCAATGTTCTTAACTACTGTACGGATAGAGCCGTTGGCAGCAGACATAAGCATGGAAATACCAGAAGCAGTACGGCCCACACCCTGTACCCCTGTTTGACCATGTGCGAAAGATGGAAAGCCAGTTGACTCATCTGCTAATACCCTTGCCTTATCAAACATCTGCATGTTTTCTTGAGAAACGTTTTTAAATGATGTACCAAAGATAGATTGTCCAGGTGCTCCCCCCATTCTACGGAAGACCTTGCCAGGGTAGATAGAAAGATCTTGCCCAGGGGCTAGGTTTGTTTCATCAATCTCAATAAGAAGGTTACCCGAAAGTGCAGCATTATCTACACTCATACGCATAAATCCATTCATAAGGCTCTGTGTATCATCCATATTTTCCGCTATACCTACCCCAAAGAATGAGTAAGGATTAACTTCAAAGGGTACAGCATAGTACGGAAGGATAGAAGGAGTAAACGGATTCATTACAAGACGTAGGACTTGACCGTTACATACCCAGATATTTACTGATACTTGATCTTGATCTTTCAATTCTTTTGGAATGTCTACGTCATGGTCTTCTAGAATAGAAGTATCTACGTATCCCCAGAACTCAAGAACGTTAAATCTTTCAGACTTAGTTTCTTGGTCTGCATCCTCCATAAGCTGTTCCCACCACTCTTTAGTGTAGGACTCACCCATCTCGATTGCAGTATCAATAGCATTTTTGCGGAAGAAAGGTCTACGTTTTAAAGCACGTAGTTGTGAACGAGACATCTTGTGACGTTCTACAACATACTCAGCTTCGTCCATGTTGTTAGCATCTGGATCAGGGTAGAAGTTCCAGATAGAAACAGAAGAAGTCTGTGGAACAGTCTTAATCGTTGGTGTATACTCACCATCCTCTGACCAATTAGGATACTCTTTATCTACAGCAAAAGGACCTTTCATAATCCCTGTGCCAAACAAAGCAGCTTCAAATGCTGCAACACGTAGTTGCTTCTTAGCATTAGATTCATCTAGCTGATCGTGGATCTTCTTTTCCATCTTCTTAGCTGCAACCATAGCAGGATGGAAAGTAATCTTAGTTTGTGTTGTACCCGGGCCATCTTCAAGAATATCAGAGACAGGCTCAAGCTTTCTTTTCAAACCACCAAGACGTTCTTGCAGGTCAATAATTGTTTCACCCGGCTGAAGCTTCATATCCTCTGGAGAGGGCATAGGCTCTTCTTGCTGTGCTTTTCTGTTTTGCTCTTGTGTTTCAAAGTTAACAGCATCAGCAATACCCTCTGGCAAGACACTGGGGTTAATTGAAACAGGAAACTTGTTAGACCCAAAGAGAACATCTACAATCTGACCGTAAGCAGCAAGAACCTTTGTCTTAGTTACTTTAACAAAGATACGAGACTTTTCTGTTGAAGTGAACTGTACGTCTGGTCCGTAGATACCTCTATAGTTTTGGTAAGACTTAATCCAACGTTGTTCGTCAGAGTACCTAGCTTTCTCTGCACGAGAAAACCTTTCCTCAACAAGACTAACGATAGAACCTACAGTAGGATCGTCATACTCCTCAGAGTCTTTCTTGTCCTCTACAAAAGATGATTCTGAGTCATCCATGTAAAGTTCTTCTGATTCAAAAATGTCATCTTCTTCCATAGGGATTCCTTAGTAACCGAATGTTGGGTCTGATGCTTGAAACCCTGTACGTTGTGAAGCGGGATCAAAATCAAATAGACTGCTTCTAGGTCTTGTCATCACACCATACCTCAAAGCATCGTATAGGTGATCTTCCGAATTAGTATCTACATCCTCAGGGTTTCTCTTATCTAAAGGAATAGAGGGAAGCTGAGATATAAGATTAGTGCAATTAGAAAATATGACAAGCCTTGGCTCCTCTGTAAACTCGTCAACCTGCAGTCGTCTATGTATTTCGTTTTTACCTGCTACTCTAGACCCTCTTGATCTATCCGCTGGCCTCCACTTACAACCTTTTACAATCATCTGTTCAGCAAGGCTAGGGCCAGTATCACCACGATTATGCCAAAGAGAAGAGTCAAGAACTCCATATCTAATCTTCTCATCTTGTTCTATGTCCAGGATCATGTCAGCCAAATCAGTGGCTATTATCTTAGATACATACAACTCTCTGTACACAATTAGCTGTTCAGATCCTGGAACAACTGCAATCCAGACTACACCAGTATAAGACCCATACCCATAGTCACAAGCTCTGAAACGTACCCAGTTGCTTGGAATATCGAATGGTTCAACAACGTGTATACGTCTGTTAAACTCTGGGAAAGCTGATCCTTCGTTAATGTCCCAGTCACCCTCAAGCAACTGTCTTCGTTGATGCTCAGGCAGAGATAAAAGGTTGGCTTCATACATTCCATCTTCTGCTAGGTAGGGGTTATCAAAAAGGGTAGCAGGAATAAACTTACGTTTAAAAAGAGGTTGTCCCTCTCTGCTGTGGCCTTGAGGCCATTTAATTACTTCACCGTGTTCATCTGTAGCCCAGAAAGCTTTGTTAGGTGGGCTTGGATCTAAGAAGTGTTTACGAACCCATTGGTGTCCCGGACCCCCTGGGTTTGATGTTGCTCTCATGTAGAGAGGTAAACCTGAAGCTTTTGTTGCACGAAGACGTGACCTCATATAGTTCCAAGCATATGGAGTAGGCCACTGTGTTAATTCGTCAAACCCAATCCAGTTAAAGGCTTGACCTTGGTATCTCATAACATCGTCATCTCTGTCAAGATACGACATCCAGAGTGTAGCACCATTAGGGGCAACCCAAGTCTTATCTCTTTCCATGAATCGTATACCCGGTATAGCTCTTGGGTATAGTTGCTTACTTACAGAGATAAGTTCTCTAAGCTCTTCTGTACTACGACGAACAAGTAGCATTCGTGCATGTGGGTTTGTAAAGAACCTAACTGGATCTGCAACCAACGAATAGCTTTTTCCACCACCTGCTGCTCCTCCATATAGGACTTCTTGTTCTGTTGAAGCAAGGAACTTAGTCTGTGGCCCCGGATTCGGTTGGAAGATCACCTCTTGTGTTTCCACAGAAGGGGCATCGTTCTCCGTGCTCAAGGTAGATGTATTCTTCGTCTGTGTCAAGACTTCTGGTGTGCTTTCCACCAAGTCTTTCTTCTTCGATCTTCTTGCTCTTCCTTGCCGCTTCTTTATATTTTTTGGCATACTGACGGTAGTTTGAGGAGGCTCTCCGTCTTTTTTCTTCCATTCTGACACGTTTGTATAACCCTACATGTGAGATGTTTCTACCAGACTGATCAGACAACCACTTAGCTACTTGTCTAACACTGTAGTCTTGAAGGAACAACTTTGCTTTTTCTAAAAGTTCTAGTTCTTCAGGGATAGGAATCAGAAGCATTTCGTCTTCTTCATCCTGTTTGTAACCAAATGGTACGTGTCTTCCTACTCTGACAACAGGATACCATTCTCCTTTTTCACCTCGTAACGGTATCTGCCAGTCTACTTTAGTCGGGTGGTTAGCCTCTGATGCTCTTTTACTCATCTTCTTTCGCAGGTAAGATGAATAGTGGCTCTGCAGCTTTCACCTCTACCTTATCTGTTTTTGTAAATCCTGCACGATCTAGAATGTCTTTAGCTGCTAACATTTTTTCTTTTACACCTAGATCAGTAGGATCAGCCATAACAGAGAACATAGTATATGCAGCCTTAGTAGACGATTGTGCTATGAACTTCTTTGTAAGGTCTGCAATCTCGTCTGTCAAGGCATTAACAATACTTGATGTAGAAACACCTTCAGCATACCCTGCCAGTTTTTTAGCTGTCACAGGATCTCCCCTAGCCTCGTCAAAAAGGACATCAAGGAACTTCTGTTGTTTCTCTGTTAGGTTTCTAGCCATTATGCCACCATGTATAATATAAATCCAAGAGTACCAAAACCTAGTAGTAATAAGAAACCTGATATTGTCCAAGTAATTATTGCTTCTTGTAGTTCTGCTTTACGGTATTCTTGTTCTTTCTTTTGTTTACGAATCTTGGCCTCGATTGCCACTAGCTCGTCCCATGCTGATGGCCCCATCGTGAAAGATATATAATCCTTCAATTCTTTTCTCATGGCCTCTGCTTTTCGTTTGGCTGCAAAAACTTCCAAACTTTCGGCCTCTACAGAACCTCCAATGGACTTCCACCAAGGGGGATTCTTAACTTGTTTTTCAGCCTGACCTAGATCAGACATATGCCCTGCCCACTTAGTTAGTTGACTGGACATATCCTGAAGATCTTTTCCTACAGCAAAGCCTTTTTTAAGGGCATTGAAGGCAACAGTGGCCCCTGAAATTATAGTAACTGGGTCCATTTGCCTCCTCCCAAAGACTTATTAGACTTTATTTTTTATTGACTACAAACTCGTATAATGTTTCCGCTTGCTTCTTAACTTCTTCTGGAGTGTACATTGTAGGGATGTATCTTTTCCAAGCTTCTAAAGCTAGTTCAGCATTGTCTTTGTACTGCTCCATAGCTGCGTATGCTAGTTGAAGCTGTGTGTCATATGTTTTGTCTAACATTTCTTTTGACATAGCCAAAAGGTCTGTACGTATTTGATACGGATTAGAGGTATATTTTTCCATGTGTGTGTCCTTGTGTGTTGTGTTTATAGTGTGTTGCCACGAACTATTCTTTTAATGTCACCACGACCAATACCTAGATCGTTAAGTTCTCTGTCTGACATTCTCCAGAGGTGCATTTCAGCAATACGAGCATTTGCTTGGGCTTGTCTTGCTTCAATTATTTTATTTAGTAATCTTTTAAACATTTTCTACTCCTATGTGTTTAACCCTTCATGGGCAGGAGTAGTTATATGTTATTAGTTATACTATACTATTGATAAAAATGCAACCCCGTTACCCTACAGGAACAAATGTCTCCGTTACAGTAAGAATGGTGTCTATGTGTCCTGCAGAAGTTGGAGTCACTTGTATCTTGTCTCCAGGCTGCAGAACTAAATCAATATTGGTAAAAGTTATATAGTCACTGGCATTAAGACTTTTACCTTTTAAGAAGTGAGAAGTATACGAATCTGCTGCTACATACCACTCTAGTTCAATACTATTAGTAGCTCCACCACCATTTACAACGTGAATGAAAGTAACCTCTGCTGTAGCATTAGCAGGGCAAACATACACGTCTTCTGTAGATGTACCTGAATTGTGACCATACACTGACCTAATACGTGCAGGTTTACCTTGCTGAGTAAAAGACATTACTTCTTAATCACTTTCTTGATTGTTTTGACTACCCAAGCCTCGTTGACTTCAGTATCAGGATCGTCAGCAATGAAGTGACCGTTCTCATCACGAGCACGTTCCATTGCTAACTCTTCCTTTACTTTAGCTTTTTTCTTAGGAGCTGCTTTCTTCTTTGGCTTATCATTTCCTGCAATGAAGTCAAGAACGGCAGCATCTTTAGTCTGCCATTCTCCATAGACTTTTTCAGCTAGAACATCACCACGAGGGCCAATAACTCGATCACCTTCTAGTCTCATCTAAACATTCCACCTTTTCTGTAGTCGTTATGTCCAGTTCTACGTCTTGTGTTTAGACCACCACTTGAATAGCCCTTCTTCTTCTGCATACCACCTTTAGAGTTTCCAGACTTCAAAGAACCTTGGTAGGCTTCCATAGCCTCTTTCATGGTGCCGTATTTGCTACCATTTTCTTTGTACCAAGCATTAAACTTTTGACCTGCAGACTCTCTTTCAGACTTACCAGACAATTTGTCTTTAGCTTTTTGGTTAGCTTCGTTAGCTGCATCCACTTCATCTTTTTCAGCTTTGGTCATCACACCATATCCTGCACCTGCAGACTCTGAGCCTGGACGTAGCTTAGGACGTGGAGAAGAATCACGAGCACTAGCTCCACCAATGTCTTTACCCTTGGCATTAGCCCAAGCTGTAAGTGCTGAACCTTTGTACTTACCCTTGTTCTTTTTCTTCCAAGCATCCAACTGCTCTTTGGTGACAGCAAGTTTCTTTTTACCGTCTTTACCCATGAAGTACATTGATCCTGCTTTTTGTGCAGCAGCCACACTTGTGTAATCTTTATACGAAGCCATTATTCACACCCTCTAATTCCAGTATCTAATTTTCCAGTGGAGTGAACTAATCCACCGTGTTTATATCCGTGCTTTGCACCTTTCATCATTGTACCATCTGGCATACGATGCATTGCTTGTCCACCTTTCTTGTAGCCCATTTTCTTGGCTACCTCTGGTGCGGCTTTCTTCAAAGCTTTCATTCCTTTGTTCATGCTCTTTCTACTCCCTGTAACATTGTGGTTCCACTAGGGTCAGCTCGCACAGTATCTCCTGCAGTTAAGCATACATGAAGTTTATCATGTACATAATATGATGACGCATAAGGCATGTACATGCATTGGCCATTTATTACTCCGTAAGCATTACTAGAAGTATTCCACAAATAACCTTCAAAACTTTTTTGTGCAGGTACTGTGTACATAAGTTGATTACCTGAACCAACACATGTTACACTTGTTGATCCTTGGTTTGACGATGAAAAGCCCATATTAAAATTCCCCTAAATTGCTCTATATTTCTTTACTTTTTTAGCTACACCTTTGGGCTGTGCTACAAACTGTTTACCCTTAGCATTTACTGTTGATTTCTTTTTTACAGCCATTACGTATTATTTCCTTCAACCTTGTGGCAATGTGGTACAGCATAAGCACCCCCTGCTCTTATGTTAGAAGCTATTACTTCTGCTTCTTCTAGACAAGATTGTTCTGTATAGAACGGTTCTGGTTTTGCTATAATCTTACAGGACAGGGCCATAGGATCAAAGCAGACGAGTAAGATCCCAACCCACATAATATCACCACTTTACTTTGTCTGCCCAATACGCAGCAGACATTTTACCTTTGCTAATGTTCTTTGAATGACGAGCTTTAAACGATTTCCTACGGTTTGCATACGAATCAGACTCACCCTGCTTTTTGGGAGAACCAGATACACCTTGTTGCCCAAAGCGGATAAGCTTGTACTTACCACCTTCCGAAGCCATAACCACATGTGATTTAGTCGGGTGCTTAGGAGTTTTCTTAGGTTTGTTAACACCAGATAAACCCTCCTTCTTCATTATTGCTTTGACTCGTTCAGGTACTGCCATCTTAACCTCTGATTAATTTGTAAGGGGAACGTGGGACGTTCACTGT